GGCTATCTGCACCGCGCTGATGCCAGCGCGATGATGCCCGTGTGGTTGACGCTGGCAGAGCAGCGCATCTACTTCGGGGAGCAGAACACCCAACCCCTGCGCCTTGCGGCCATGATCCGGCGCGTGACCTTGGCCGGGCCAGCCAGGCCAGCGGACTTTCTGGAAGCCCGCAAAGTTCTGGTATCGGGCGGCGCGCACGACCGCCCTCTGGAATACCGCCCGCTGGAGCGCCTGCCTCTGGAAACACGCGCCTTCTCGTGGGACGGCCAGAACATGGTGCTGAGTCCCGACATGGACTGGCCCGTGCAGCTTCTGTACTACGGCCGCCTGGACACTCCGTCCGTGGACGGCGACAGCAACTGGTTGCTGCAGAACGTGCCCGGGGTGTACCTCGCCGCCATGCTGATCGAGGCAGCGAAGTGGAGCCGCGACGAGCTGCTGCTGGTGCGCGAAGTAGCCAACTACACCAGCGCCGCATCCGCTGCTCAGAAATCAGATCAAGTCGCGCAGCACTCCGGTTCGCCGCTGGCCGCGCGCCTGTCAGGAAGGGTTGCCTGATGACTGTAGAGAACGCAACGATCATCAACCAGCTGAACGTCGCGTGGCCATTGGCCGCCGATCTGATCAGCGAAGGGGATGACCACATCCGCCTGATCAAGCTGTGTCTGCGCGCCACCTTTCCAGCCATTACCGGTGTTGTAACGCCAACGCACCTGGAACTGAACTACGTGGCGGGCGTCACGTCCGCGCTGCAGCCTCAGATCAATCTAAAGGCGCCTCTGGCCAACCCCACGTTCACGGGGGCGGTGGTGCTGCCCGCAACCACCAGCATCGGCCCGGTGAGCGCCGCAGAGATCGCGCACCTTGACGGTGTGACGGCCCCCATTCAGGGGCAGATAGACGCCAAGGGGGCGATTGCCGGCCAGGCCTGGTCTGGTGCGCACGACTTCACAGGAGCCGCGCTGTCGGTGCCCACGGCGGGGCCCGGGGATGCCACCAGCAAAGCCGCAAGCACGGCTTTCGTGGCTGCCGTGGCGTTCTCTGCTGTGCTGCCGGGACAGACAGGGAATGCGGGCAAGTTCATGCGCACGGACGGGGCAACAGCCGCGTGGTCCGGGTTGGGAGTGCCTACGCAGGTGATCACCGTGAACACGGTTGCGGCTCCGAATACCTGCTACGTCCTGGATGCCAACAACATCACCTTGACGCTCCCGGGCAGCTACGCCGAAGGGGACCGCCAGGACTTCATGCTCGCGGAGGGGCGCGTCGGTTGTGCCGTGGACTTCGGGGCGCACAAATACCTGGGCCGCGATGTCGGCCTGCTTCTGTTGGATGTGCCCTTGGGTCGTTTAAGCCTTAACTACAAGAACCCAACGATTGGAATGCGATGACCACCACATCAATGTCCGCTCTGATTGGCGGTTCGGGCGCCTGGGCCGTGCGGCTCATCCGGCACGTCACCGGCTCTGAAACCGTCGTGGCTCCGGTCACTGGCAAGTTGCTGGTGATGCTGTTGGCCCCTGGCGGGTCTGGCGCCGTCGTGAATTCGGCTCTAAGCGATACCACGATCCGCCTAGCTACGGGCGCGGGCGGCGGCGAGTACGTTACCGACGTAATCGACGTGATTAAAAATGATAGTTATGTTCTCACGATGGGAGCTCCGGGGGCGGCTGTCACGGGTATTACTCCAGGCATCGGGATTGGTCTTGGCAACGATGCGGGCACCGTTACGCTGACGGGGCCGAACGCCTATTCATGCACTGCTGTAGGGGGGAAGGGGGGTAGTGCGTCAGTGGGATCTTCGAATCGAGGTGGCGGCGGTGGCGGAAGTGGTGGTGTTGGAGGCACGGCGCGAGTCATGCGTTTTGCCGGCGGCCGTGGAGGGTCCATTCAAGACGCCAATACCAATGCCAGGATCGCCACAGGTGGCGGTGCGCCGAATCCCTTCGGACTGACAGCGCAGACAAGTACGCGAGGGGGCGATAGCACAACTACCGCCACAGCCCACAGCACGTCAACAGGTGGTGGTAGCGTGGGTGGGCGCGGCGGGGATGCGTCTGGCACCGGCGGTACGGCTGGTGGCGGATCGGGTGGTAGCGCCAGCGGGACGACGCGAGGCCCCAACATCAACGGCATCGATACCACCGCCAGCCCGACCGACATCGTGGCGCTGCTGGCTACGTTCGGCATTGATATTTATGGCGGCGGTGCCGCCTCTGCGTCCGAGAATTCAGGCCCAGGCGGTGGCCTTTTTGGTGCTATGGCAGCAACCGCGCGCCAGGCGGGAAACATGGGCGGCGCAGCCGGTGTTGTCGGCACAGCAGGGGTATCAGCCAATCTCCCCGGTATCGGTGCCGGTTCTGGTGGTTTCAGTGCCAACACCAATTCTTCTGCGGCTGCATCTTCAGCCCCGGGCGGCGTCGGTCGTGCCGTGTTCATTTTCTTGAGCCAGGTGGTTTAAATGGGCCGGCGCATCGAAATCATGGATGGCGAGTCCGTCATCAACACCATTATCGCCAGCGTGTCTTTTGCTGAGGAGCACTACCCGGGCGCGTGGCGCTTGGCAGCGGTCCAAGATGGGCCGCAGGCACCGCCGGTGGCAGATGCTTGCTCCCCTGCTCAGGGGTTGATCGCGTTGTTTGATCTGCGTGGCATTACCGAGGCCGACATCGTGGGCATGATCGACGCCGTGCCGGATGACGCTGCCCGATACAGGGCGCGCATCGCGTTCACACGGGCGTCCGACTGGCGACGCGATCACCCGGTCATCATCATGCTGGCTCAGGAACTGGGCATGTCCGAAGCGGATGTTGATGCCCTGTTTGCCCACGCGGCTACGGTCGAGGTCTGACGAATGTCGCGCGTCACGATCCCACTGGTAGGAAAGTCCGGCGTCAATCTGGATACGCCAGCACAGGAGCTGTCCGATGGCACCTGGTCCGACGCCATCAACGTGCGGTTCCGGGACGGCAGCGCCGAGAGATTCAAAGGTGAGCGCCAGCTCTTCGATGCGCCCGCCGAGGTGCCGTACTACATGCAGCAGTACAACCAGGGCGGCAAGCGCTGGTGGGTACATGCGGGCCTCACGGGCATCTACGCGGACGATGGCTTTGCCCGGCAGAACATCACGCCTGCGGCGCCGCCGACGGGCGGTATTGATGACCGATGGAGTGGCGGCACGTTGCACGGCGTCAACGTCCTGAACAATGGCGTGGACGGCCCGCTTTTCTGGGGTGGAACAGGGTTGATGGCGCCCATTGCCGCGTGGCCCGCCGCCACGCGCTGCGCATGCATGCGCCCGTTCAAAAATGTTCTGGTCGCGCTCGATGTCACAAAGAACGTCGGCACGACGAACGACCGGTATCCCCATATGGTCAAGTGGTCGCACCCCGCCGTGCCGGGGGCCATCCCAACGAGCTTTGACCATACGGATCTGACAAAGCTGGCGGGCGAGTTGGACTTGTCCGAAGAACCGAGCCTGATGGTGGATCAGTTGCCCCTGGGCGACGCGAACATCATCTACAAGGAAAACGCGATGTTCTCGATGTCCGCCACCGGGGGAATCGACGTGTTCCGGTTTCAGCGGCTGCCGGGCTCTGTGGGAGCGATTGCGCGCGGCTGTGTTGCGATCACGCCCGTGGGGCATGTGGTGCTGGCCGCTGGGGATGTCGTGCTGCACAGTGGCCAGGGTCCGAAGTCGATCATCAACGCAGTGTTGCGGCGGTGGCTTTTTCGGACCATCGACGCCACCAACCGAAAGCGCGCGTTCGTCGTGGCGTGCCCCCCGGCGAAGGAGGTGTGGGTCTGCTTCCCGGAACTGGGCAAGCAAGCGTGCACGCTCGCCGCCGTGTGGAACTGGGTTGACGACACTTGGGCCATTCGCCAGTTGCGCAATGCCACCTACGGCGCTACCGGCCAGCTCGACTACAGCACGGTTTCGACCTGGCAAGCCCAGACCGATGCCTGGCAGGATGCTGCCGCAGCATGGGACGAAGACGAGTTGACGCCTGCGCAGGAGCGGTTGCTGATTACCCGGGGCTCGCCGGCCATCACGGCGGTGGACATTTCGGCAACGATGGACGGGGCGCCATATTCCAGCTCCATGACCCGGGTGGGCATGGCCTTTGGCGACCCAGGCGTGAACAAGCTGATCAAGGCGGTGTACCCCCGCGTTGATGCTGCCAAGGGCGTCCGCATCCAGATCGAGGTGGGCGGCACGATGGACGTGGAGACCGCTGTCGAGTGGGGCGCTCCGGTCGGGTATGTGGTGGGCCAGACGTTCAAGGTTGACACGTTCGCCAGCGGGCGCTTTCTGGCGCTGCGGATCACGTCGCTGGACAACCAGCCTTGGCGCATCCGAAGCATCGATGTGGACGTTGACAGCCTGGGGGGCTACTGATGAGCGAATACCGCCCTGGCAATGTGCCTTCCTCGCCCGCTGATATCCCGGCCTTCCTTGAGCAGGAGCTACGGGCCATCGCGGCAGCGAATGCGCAACCGTCGATGCAGCTGTTGCTTTCGGTTCGGCACATGCCGCCGCCACGCCTGGCCGATGGTGTGGTGGTCCTTGCCGATGGGGTGGACTGGAACCCCGGCAGCGGCCCTGGTTTCTATGGCTATCGCGCCGGCTCGTGGCGCTTCTTGGGGTAAAAAATGGCTGATTGGTCTGCTTCTCAGCGTCAGGGCATTATTGATGCCTTCACACAATACCAAAACGACCCCGCAACTCTGCAGGCGTTGATGAACAAAACGGGCATCAATTCACAGCAGATCGCGGACGTTATTGGAAAACCTGTGGGTTATGTAAACTCCGCAGTCAGCGGCACGCCTTCGACGGGGAACGGTCGGGATTGGTCTTGGGCTACTGGCGGCAACACCGACCCCTACAACACGAAGCCCGTGGAAATCGGCTCCCCTGCTGGTGGCGGGATTGGCACGCCGGGTGGTGGCATGGGTGGCGGTTCTGTTGGGGATGTCGGCTCTCTTGGCCTCTCCAACCAGAAAAAGTACCTGGACGACATGGCCAAGTCGTTGACCGATCAGGCAACCACTGCGTTCAACCGCAACGTCGTCCCCGCCATCGGCTCCAACGCCATGGCCGCCGGGGGTTATGGTGGATCGCGGCAAGGCGTCGTTGAGGCGAACGCGACGAACGACCTGAACCAGAACATCACGAATAGCCTGGCGAGCCTTTACAACAACGGGTACAGCACCGGGTTGCAGTATGACCTGGGCTTGCGCAACAACAGCCTGGGTTTTGCGAATCTGGATCGCAACATCGCCAACGACAACCTCGGATGGCAGATGCAAGGGGCGAACTTCGGCCTGGGGCTGTACGACCGCCTGATGCAAGGGAACCAGACCGGCATCAACGCGGGCACGAACATCCAGAACACCCCGATGAACTATTGGGGGCAATTCACGAATCAATTCAACGGCATCGGCCAAGG